ACCTTGCCCTTGGTGCTATTGAATGGTTGCGTGAACGCTGGGTAGATGGTAGAGTAGAGATGGAGATGGCATCCATCGACAAACAAGTCAAATACATTGGAGAAATCTGGGACAAAGAAGATGAGCTCAACCGACAACCAACAGTGGAAGAGGGACCTTCTAGCGTGTCCGACCTTCCAACTCTCTCAATTAGAAATCCAGTTGTTGAGAGAGGGACCGAAGAGCCTAGCACAAGCGTGGCATCTTCAAGCATTGAAAATCCGTTTCCTGACCCATGGGACGGGGACTGGAACGATGCAGTCTGGACCTGGCAACGAATAAATAAGGAGAGATCGTTATGAGTATGTGGCAAAGGATAAAGAACATCAAAGTCCCTGGATCTATCGTGGCACCCCTTTTGACGGGAGCCTTATTGGGGACAACTATGGTTTTGTTTACAAGATTACCTGTAGCACCACCAACCGTTCGTACATCGGAAGAAAATACTTCTGGCAAAAACGAAAGCCTCCAAGTGTGGATAAAACTAAAAAGCGGAGAAGAGTTACTAGTGAAAGTAACTGGAAACTCTACTATGGAAGTTCTGATGAACTTAAGGCGGATCTTGTACTCTATGGACGGGACGCTTTTAACAGAGAAATCCTTTCCCTCCACACCACCCCAGGAAGAGTAAACTACGAAGAGACACGCCAGTTGTTTCTTCATGATGTCCTGACCGAGAGCTTGACGGATGGCACCCCTGCCTACTATAATAGCAACATCCTCGGTCGCTACTACCGTAAGGACTACTTTGAGCCGTGTGAAGGATCTAACCCTTGAGACGGATGCTGAATTCAATTAATTTAATGATCAAACGTTTACTTCCTATCGCTCTGGCGACTTCTATTCCCGCTGCTTGTGCTTACCCTAGCATCAGCGAGATCAAAAACCCTCCTGCTGTTGATGTAGCGGTCAACGTAGAGAAGGCAGTCCCCATTGAGGTAGTAGAAAAGGAGTGGAAGTGTCCTACTTGCAATACAAATGAAAAGTATGTCCTACAAAAACTCCAAGAAAAAACCAAGATCTCGGATCGTAATGCCCTTGCTACGATCATGGGAAACATTAAGTCTGAAAGCAACTTCACTCCCAATATTTGTGAGGGAGGTGCTAGAGTTCCTTACAATCGTTGCCTTCGCGGTGGTTACGGGCTCATTCAGTGGACCTCTACGAACCGTTATCTGGGGTTAGGTAAGTTTGCTAAGAAGTATGGTTATGATCCTTCTTCCCTTGAAGGTCAGACAGCATACATGATCAACGAATATACTTTCCAGAAGTATCTTCCTGAATTTGAAGGTAATGGTCAAACAGTTGACCAATATATGGTTGCTGCTTACTACTGGTTGGGATGGGGTATCAAAGGATACCGTCAACAATATGCATATCAATACACTAAAAAACTTATTTGGGCATGATTATTAGAGCACTGCAAAAATTGATCAAACCTTTCACTGGCGTCCCTGCTCCAGACTATCTGGAGGATGACGAATGGTTTGGTCCTGCTACCCTGAGTGAGAAACAACTCTCACTCAAGGAAGCTCGTGCTCAAGCAGAAGCAGATCTGCAGATCTTACCTCACGAAGACGAACATCATGGTCCTGTGGAGGTTGACAACATCCACGAAGTCATGTATAATATCGCTACTGGCGGAGGTAAGACCACTACTCAACTTGACCCTATGCCTGAGTTAGGTGGTGGATCTGAAAACTTCCACGAAGGTTCTTCTGGTCCTGGTGGATGGATGTCAGGCACAGGTATGCGTCAGTTTAACTGATGCTCCTTTTGACTCAATAGCTCAGCTGGACAGAGCAACTGCCTTCTAAGCAGTCGGTCGTTGGTTCGAATCCAACTTGAGTCGCCAGTCGGTATGGCGGAATTGGTAGACGCGCTGGGTTTAGGTTCCAGTGTCTTTATGACGTGGAGGTTCAAGTCCTCTTACCGACATTGCCCGAATAGCGCAGCGGTAGCGCACCTCCTTTACACGGAGATGGTCGGGGGTTCGAATCCCTCTTCGGGCATTAACTTCTAGAGGTTAAATGCTACAAAATGATTTCTGTAAGATGCCGTGCTTGCGGCAGAGAGGTAGAGGGTCACCCTACCAAAACACGCACCTGTGGATGCCCTAATATGGCAGAGATCACAGGTGATAAGATTACAGCAGTAGACCTTTCGCAGGTGGTTCTGCTGAATTCTAACAACATTATAAAGAAAGGTCCAATATTGTCAGATGCTGACCTAAAATACCAAGAGGAACGACGCAAACGCAAAGTTCGCAAACTTGAATTTGAGGAACGCTAATGATTTCACTGGACGCCCGCTACCACTCTTACCTACACACAGATAAATGCTTTCTAATTGATGGTAAGTGTGAGCGGGTGATTGGTTATGGTTGGACTGATGATGACGGTGCCTACATTGATGGGTACTATGTCTTGACAAACAACTACAAGTTGTATTATAATCTACAAGAACAATTCCTTCACAAAGAAGAATGGAGAGGTGGTCGAGTGGTTGAAGGCTCTAGTCTTGAAAACTAGCGATGTGAAAGCATCCGTGGGTTCGAATCCCACCCTCTCCGCTTTCGGGGTGTAGCTCAGCTTGGTAGAGCGCCGTCTTTGGGAGGCGGATGCCGTAGGTTCGAATCCTATCACCCCGATTGGTACATATACCAAATTTTATTACAATGAAAATCTTTCTCGATACCGCTGATATCAATGCCGTTCGTGAGCGTTGGGACACTGGACTTATTGCTGGTGTTACCACTAATCCAACGCTAGTAAGGAAGCAAGGCGTTCCTTATCTTGATCTAATCAAGCAACTGGCAATCGAGTTTCCTGAGATGGAAAGCATTTCTGCTGAAGTCAATGGTGAAACTCGTGATGAAATGCTTTTAGACGCAGAGCAATACCGCAATGTGTCTGAAGCAGTTACGATCAAGTTGCCTCTCACCAAAGAAGGTTTGAAGGCGTGTAAATATCTTTCTGACGCTGGTGTAAAAACCAATGTTACTCTGTGCTTCTCTGTAGCACAGGCAGTCATGACATCTATTGCTGGTGCTACATACATCTCACCTTTTGTGGGACGTATGAATGACAACTCTTTCAGTGGTGTTGAGTTAGTACGTGCTATTGGTGGATTGTACCAAGCAAAACGCAGTGAGACTAAAATTCTTGCTGCTAGTCTTCGTGATGTTCATCATGTCTCTCGCTGCCTCTTGTATGGTGCAGATGTAGTTACACTACCTACTTCTGTATTTGACAAGATGTATAATCATGTCCTGACTGATGCAGGACTTGCTATTTTCGAAAAGGATTTTAAGGAGATCAATGGTTGAAGTTACAGTAGAAGAGTTCGAAAAGAACTTTGATGAGTATCTTGATCGCATCGAAAAGAACGGTGAAGAATTTCTGATCCGTCAAGCAGATGGCAAGGCAGTCGTCGCTATGCCAGTTGGAGAACTGGAACACCTAGCAGATGAAGTGGGTGAAGAAGAGTGGTATAATATGTTCAACGACCACGATGATGCTTCATGACCAAACCCACTGTCATTCTTGAACGTGCCCCTTACCGCTATGTTCAATGCGGTTTGCTAGAGATCAACGGTAAACCTGACTATCGTATTCAAAAGTTCAACGAGTGGACCAAGCGTTATACAGACATGTATTTCCTTGACAATCAAATGCAACTGGATACCTGCCTTGAGGATCCAGAGTATACCAAGTGGTTAGATCCCGACCCTGAAGTGGGTGCCTATCGTAAATTTGACTGAGGTAGTATGAGCATTACAAATCATCTAGAGACTGCTGAAGAGGCAGTCCGTCAAGCACTCATCAATGCTCTCGCTGAGGGTGATGATCATTGGTTGAGTGAGCTGTTTGATCTTCTGAATCAAACAAGTGGTCTGCGAAAGAAAGTTTCTAATACTATTCGTTTCACAGACAATCAAACACAGTGGGCAAAAGACTGGAGTGAATACAACTTCAATCTTACATCTGATTATCTCAACCGTCCTGGTGGAGATCTAGATGCAATGGACAATATTAATATCAATAGTAATAGTCCTGATGTAATCTCCTTTGGGGATTACCAGTCCCGAGAAGACTAAAAACTCGCTCTGGTCGGGATGGGTTTTACGACCCCTCGGGTTTCTTACTTCCTAAAAGTAAGTGGTGCGGATGGGAATACTCCCGCCTGGTTTCTTGCTTCCAGTCAAAGAGCAAGTGGTGGATCCAAATGACCCCTTCCGTGTGGTTGATTTCTCATTTTTCAACTGAATAAAAAATGAGTGGCGTGCATGTGTCCTGGGAGATTGACCTCTCCCATTTCCTGCGGAGTTAGTTCAGTGGTAGAACGCTATCCTTCCAAGTTAGATGTCGTCGGTTCGAATCCGATACTCCGCTTACCATTTTATAAATACTTCTAGCTCAGAGAACTGTCTTCAGGACTGGAAGTATGTCAAAGATTCTTGCAAATGAAATTGCCAATTATGGAGATGACGCTCCTATTGAAGTCAAAGAAGGACTGAATATTCCTGCTGGCAAACCACTACAAGCAGCAGGTGCTTCTGGTTCTAATGGACAGGTTCTTACTTCAACTGGGTTAACAGTACAGTGGACTACTCCATTTAACGGTGACTATAATACCTTAACTAACAGACCTACTATTCCTGCTGCACAAGTCCAGAGTGATTGGAATGCGGTGGGAACTGTTGCTGCTATTTTAAACAAACCAGTAGTTCCAGCAGTCCCAAGTGTAACTGTAAACCCTCCTGGATCTGCTAACCTAGCATATAATGGTGGCAATGGTGAATTTACTTATACTCCCCCCGATCTTTCTTCTTTTGCTACGTCAGTAGACCTAAGCACAGCAGTAGCAAATTCTTCCAATTGGGACACAGCATATGGTTGGGGAGACCATGCCACTGCTGGATACTTAACATCATACACAGAAACTGATCCTGTATTTGCTGCTTCTCCTGCTTCTGATATTCTCTCTGGAGATATTACTAATTGGGATACAGCATATGGTTGGGGAGATCATAGCACTGAGGGATATCTAACATCACTCGCTGTAGAAGATCTCAGTAATGTTGATATCACTTCTGGTCTTTCGGATCAACAAGTTCTCAAGTGGGATGCTGCTTCATCATCTTGGAAGCCTGCTAATGACTTGGTTGGTGGAGCACAAGGCATTCAGTTAGCTGATCTTTCTGTTTCTACAGAAACTGCTGGATTGTCAGGACTATCATACAATAATACAAACGGTGTCTTTACATATACACCACCAGACCTATCAGGATACGCTACAACTGTTGCTATTGCCAACGCTGCTAATTGGGACACTGCTTACGGTTGGGGTGATCATGCTGCTGCTGGATATCTAACAGCATATACAGAGACTGATCCTGTATTCACCGCTTCTCCTGCTGCTGGTATCACTCTTACAAAAATTAATCAGTGGGATACTGCATATGGTTGGGGAAATCATGCTAATGGTGGATATCTAGTTGCTACAGCACAGGATAAGACAAATTGGAATACAGCATTTGGATGGGGTGATCACTCTACCGAAGGATATCTAACATCATTCACTGAAACTGATCCAGTATTCAGTGCTTCTGTTGCTGCTGGTATTAGTGGTGCTGAGGTAGCAAACTGGAACACTGCTTATGGTTGGGGAGATCATAGTGTAGAAGGTTATCTAACATCTACTGGGTCTATTGGCAGTCATACTGATGTAACAATTACAACACCATCTAATGGTCAGTTATTATCTTATAATGGATCTCAATGGGTAAACTCTACTGTATCAAATATTGCTAAGGCTACCATTTCTGATACTGCTCCTGGTCTTCCTGATGCTGGTGATCTTTGGTGGGAGAGTGATAAGGGACGCCTCAAGATCTACTATAATGACACTGATAGTCAGCAGTGGGTTGACGCATCACCACCACTAGCACAACCTAATGTTCCCGTTGCTGCTGGATGCATCACACTAAATGGAACTTCCCCAACGTGGTCTGGGACTGCTGGATATACGGTATCTGGAGCACAACCAGGAGGTGGTGGAACTGATTATGAAATTACCCTAACATTCCCAACAGCATACTCAGCAAGAACAGATTATATCGTTCAGGCTACTTATGATGGCACCAATTATGTCTCTGGAAGTGGAGCATCGATTGGTGTTGCTAGAGGAACTGCTAGTGTTGTATTCACTCCAAGGAGATGGGATGAAAACCCACTATCTCTTGGAGAGATCATGGTCACAATTACCAACCTCTAAATAAAACTGGAAGGAGCAACTAAGAGATGGCAATCAATTTTCCCGCAACAGCAGAACAACCAACTGATGGAACGTTCACATATGTAGCAGCAGGTATTACCTACTCGTGGAACGGAGAGAGTTGGACTGCTGCTGGTAGTGGTGCTACTGCTACTGATCTAACAGTTTTTAGTGCTACTAATGCTGCTGCTTCTGGTGGTGGATCACTTGCATACAATACTAACACTGGTGATTTTACTTTCACTCCCCCAGATCTTTCTTCTTATCTGACATCTATTGGTGTTCTAAACAATCACACTGATGTTAATATCACTGGTGCTGCTGATGGTCAATTACTGAAGTATGATTCTTTCTCTGGAGACTGGATCAACTGGACTCCCAATTATCTGACATCATATACAGAGACTGATCCTGTATTCAGTGCATCTGCTGCAGGTGGTATTACAGGAACTCAGGTAAGTAATTGGAATACTGCATATGGGTGGGGAGATCATAGTACACAGGGATACTTGACTGCCCTACCTTCCAGAGGTACAGTATCGCAAACGGTATCATCTCTCGCAAGTGGTGCTTCTGCCGATGTTTCATTCACCACACCAAAGACATATGCTCTATTGAAGATTGAAACATCACATGCTGCTTGGGTGACATTATATACTGATACAAATAGCAGAACAAATGATTCTGGTAGATCTGAAACTACAGATCCTACTCCTGGTTCTGGTGTTCTCGCAGAAGTTATTACAACTGGAGCTGCAACTCAGTTGATTACACCTGGAACAATTGGATTTAACTCTGCAGCATCTACAACAACTTATGCTAAGATTGTAAACAAGAGTGCATTTACTGCTAACGTTCAAGTAACCTTGACGTATGTTAAACTAGAGGACTGATATGGATAAGGAATATGTTGTAACGCTTCACAGGAAAGAAGACCTGGAGCAGTTTTACAATGAGATGCAAC